TCTCCTGCCATGTAACAGACTGAGCAGCTCCATCCGGCCTGTAGTAGTGATGCACAATATCACCGAGTGCAGCATGCAGTGCCTCTCCAACCTGTTTTAATTTAGACTGTAGCGACATCCAGATAATCCTCCAGTCTGATCAGTGACAGCTCCACAGCTCTGGTGCTCCGAGCAACAATCACATCACTCACAGCATCCACTCTGTATTGGTCGCTGCCAATAACCACATAATCATCAGGCACAACAGAGACACCATCAGGCACTCGGATCAACCTATCAATCTGGCTGTCTACACCTCTCGCCTCATAGAGTCTGCTATAGCTCACTGTGCGATCACCATAGTAGACATTAGAGATCCTCGGTGTCAGCCTCTCAACAGGCATCATCCCTCCTGTGGATGTCTCGGTCTTTTCGCAAATAGTGCAAACTCCAGAGTCAAACATGGTGACACCTCACTCATCAAGAAATGTCTTGATGCCATAATCGGCATAATTTGTGTATCTGCTTGACATCTGGAGTGTTGCTTTTTGCTCATCGTATGAGGCTTTTAAATGCTCATACTCATCTGTCTCACCAAAATGCACTTTTACATAGGTGCAAATCGCTCTCACAATGAGTGGATCTGTGATGTCTACTGTGACACCTGCAATCGCCAGATCCACCAGACAGGCCTCAATCAGATCCGTCAGCTCACTGTCGAATGCTGTGGTGTCTGTCCGCCTCACTGCGATTTTTACCTTATCCAGCAGATCCGCTGTTGCCATTGAGATCAGCTCCTCTTTGTGGTTTTTGTAGCCTGTTTCTTCACAGGCTTAGAGGCAGGCTCATCATCAGGAGCTACAAAACCATTGCGGACAGCAGAGGCAAGCTGTGCAACTGGGATGTCCACAACCTGTCCTGCTGTCACTGTCAATGTTGCCTCTTTGAGAACCTTGACTTTCATCACGTACCAGGAGTCACATTGGCAAATCCATTCGGTCTTACCAGATGGATGTCAGCCATGATCTTGCCAACAATCTTGACCATGTCATGCTCAGCCATGCTCTTGTCATCAATGATGAACTTGAAATCCTCTCCATCAGGGAAATTGGCAACAACACCATCAAGATCACCAACCAGCATGCCAGTGACATTGCGATTAAACAGAACCTCCATGCCAGAGAACGGATCTTCAATCTTTGCTCCAGTAGTGGCTCTCTCGTTCATGATGGCTGCATAGTTAGCCTTGCTGATGATGACCACAGGATTGACAGCCTCATCAGACAGAGCCGCAAATCCAGCCATGGCAGCAGTGTTGTCCAGAGGATTGGTGACAGCCGCAGTCAGAGTGGATGCCTCCAGCTCAGCAACAACAGCATTTTCCAGAGCAATGGCAAGCTGATGTCCGAACTCATCCAGCAGATAACGCATGAACTGCTCGCCCTTGAGAGTCAAAACAGAGTCGGACACAGTGATCCATTTTTTATAGTACTGCTCAACAAAATTGATATAAGCGAGAGTCAGAGTCTCTTCTGCAGGAGTGTTCAGAGATCCTTCAGTGTGCTTTACTGCACCAGTGGCGGATGCCTCATAGCCAACAGAGTAGTTGCCACGGACATAGACCTTGCGGATGCGGCTCAGGATCGGAGACTTGTCCCAATCAGTCCAGATGAAGTCATCGACAATATTGGACACCTTAACAGTGCCGCCAGTCACTCCGGTGGTCAGCAGTGCCCTCTGCTCAGGAGAGGCAGTGCCTTTGATGTAATCCGCCAGAGCCTCGAACATTTCAGCTCTCTTTTCAGTGCTCATATTCTTATCCTCCTTGTGTTCTTCTACAACAGTGCCAACAGTGCCACTGGCAACCTTGGCTCTGATCTCGGCTTTCTTGGCCTCTGCAGCCTTGCGAGCCTCGATCTCCTCATTGATGCTCCGAGCTTCTGTCTCAAGAGCATCCAGATCAGCCTCCGGATTGTCGATCTCTGCCGCAATAGCAGATCTCCTCTCCATCAGCTCATCAATGGTCATCTCTTTGATTTCCATCAGAGTACCTCCGTTAAAATTCTGATTTTCTGCTTGCGCCGCTCAATCTCTGCAGCTCTGGCCTTAGCACTCTCCAGTGATGTCTTGGCACTCTCCAGTGCATCAGACAGGCCTCTTGCATTGATAGATGTCTGGTCATAAGCCGGGAATGTGACAGCGGACACCTCAAACACCTTGCTGATCGCAAGAATTGTCCGTCTCGGATGTTCACTATCAAGATCATCCCATCTATCCTCATCCACAGTGAACATGAATGACATTCCGGAGATGTCTCCTCTGCTCACTGCAGAATACAGGCTCTTTGCTTCGGCATTGTTCTCAGTGTCCAGATCCACCCTGATGTCCATGCCGTTTTCGCCAACAGACAGTTGCATGGTGCTGTTGGCATTGTTGTTTCTTGATCTTGCCAGTGGAATCATGTCAGTGTTGTGATTGATCAGGAATCTGACATCTTTCAGATCTGTGTCCTTGAGTGCATCCGGACTGATTGACTCGTCATACCAGCCAAGATCTGTCCACTCATTGAACACAATCGGTGTCCCTGACAAAAAATGCCCATGCTCATCATTCTGATCAGCACGGACATCAAAATTGAATGCCCTGATTTCTTTGCTCATTTGTTATCCTCCTCTGCAGGCTGCTGTGTGATCTTGTCATCCGCTCCATAGTACTCTCCACGGATGATCCGCACATCTCCTCCATCAACAGGCGGCAGCTGCCAGATCTCTCTGACCTCATTGATTGTCATGATGCCTCTGTCCATCATCTGTGCACTGACATTCAGCTTGTCTGTGTTGCTCATGAACTGCAGTCTGTTGGATGTGAAGAAAATGCCAGCACCTTGTGTCTGCTCTCTGGATGTGAAAAGCATGTTTTTGAGAACATCTGTCAGCTGGATGGCGAATGGCTCAATTGCTCCCTCATAGAACGCATTGAACGCATCACCATATGCCTTGTTCTGTAGGATGTTCTCATTGACTCCAAAATAGCTATACACAGAATCTTTGATCTGCTTGCTCTGCTCGGCATCCACTGTGTATGTCTGCAGATTCAGCTGCTTGATGTCGGTGTATGTGTTAGGCATCAGCAGGATGCCGCCACCGCCATTCTGGAAATTCTCGGCATCAAACCTCTGTCGCTCCTTTGCCAGATCATCAGCCTTGGTAAAATTATTGACTCTCGCCATCAGTCTATATGTGGCAGAATTCTTGACAGACTCCTTGATGCCTTGCCGCTGAATGGAGATCAGATCCATGGTGTCATCCAGTGCCCTGTTGGACTCGCCAAACAGATCAGACTTGTACTGGAACTTGGTCATGATGCCTACTCGCCTCAGCTCAATGGCAATAGGATCTTTTCTGTCAAACTTGAACCGGATGAACACCTCTCCCTGATATTCGATCAGCTCCCACTCTTTTGGCACAATCGGCCAGATGCCGGTGATCTCTCCATCCTTGTCCACAACCGGAGCAATAAATGCAGTGTTTTTGATGTCCAGTATCGTTGACAGCCTATACAAGAACTGTCCCCATGTTGTCCACTCGTTTGGTGCTTTCTTCAGCAGGCTCTGCAGTCTCGGCTTCGCCGCTCCCTGAAGTGTGACCGCCAGCTTGGACACATTCCTGGCTCTTGCATCAATGCTCTCTCTGACCAGCTCATTCTCATAGAGTGCACCGCCCCATGTGTGGAATTTTGGCTCATAGCCATTCAGCAGCTTGAAATAGCCATAATCCGTGATCTTCTGCTGTTTCGGAAACAGCCTCTCTAACAGTCCCATTCTTATCAATCCTCATTCTTTAATCTGTCGCCCAGCTCAGACCACCATTTGTCCCTGACAATCATGGCATCCAAGATGGCAGCAGTCCCATCTATATGCCCATCTTTCCTCAGCTTCACCAGCTTGCTCCTGCCTGATCCTGTGTCCTGTTTCAATGCCGAATCCAGCAGATGCACCTTGAGCAGATCATTGTCTCCTATGTGCACCATCCCATCCCTCAGCATGCCCTCAAATGTGTTGATGGCAGGAGTGAGATTGAATCCCTGATAGACATCATCAGTCTGGAATCCATAGTCTTTCAGCTTTTTGACAAGAAACTGGCTGGAGTATTTGTCATAGCCGATCATCAGCGGATAGATCTGGAACTCCTCAATCAGATCAGTGAACCACTTATAGCAATCATCATAGTCCACATAGTTGTCTCCGGATGGCTCAAGCAATCCTCTCTGGATGTATGCGGAATATGGCAGGCCATCTCGCTGTGTCGCCTCCTCGATCCGTGAGGATGGCAGCCAGAACTTAGAGAATATATAGATCTGACCATCTTTCTGGATCAGCACACAGGCAGATGTCAGATCTGTTGCCATGGACAGATCCAAGCCAGCCAGTGCATATGTGTTCCGGAAGTCCTCAAGATGGAGAGGCTTGCCGCTTGCCTTTTCCACAACATCAGCAGGCAGCCATGCCATGGAGCTTGATTGCTTGATGCAGCAGTACTTGGTCAGAAACTCTGTCCGCTTGCTGATTGATCCTCTGGCAACCTCGATCTCATCCAGAATGAAACTGACCGGAACAGACACACCAAGGCCGGGAATGCTCTTTCTAAGCTCATTGATATCATCCCATTTTGTCGGATCATCTATCATGTAGAACACAGGCAGGAGATGCTTTTCTGTGGAATCTCCGAGCAGGACTCTTGTGCCTCTTT